CTGATCCTGCAATGGGACCTGTAAATAGTTTCTTCTTGGCATAGAAGTCATTAAACAATCTAACAACCGAACCACGCTGACCTCTTGTGAGATAGTGCAGGTTCATTCCAAGAAAACCATCATTGTATCTCTCAATAACAACTGCTAGAGGATACTTATCATACATGGGTAGCGTTAGCTTATACTTGGGATCATATCTGAAAAAATACATTCCACCGACAAACTCATTATTGATATCCGCATTACGTTCGGTGGCATCAAGGATTCGGTTTCTAGCTGATCCGCCATTCTTGACGGATAGAGCCTTCTCCTCGAACCACTGGGCTAATTCGTCTTTTGTATATTCTTTTGCCATGTATTATTTAGTAGTCTTTTTGAACAGATCCGCTTCTGTGATAATTTGAAATTCCCAGCCACGATCTAGACAAAACTCCTTAGCAGCTTTCCACTTTGCTTCATTTACACCCCATGTCATGACTTCGGATAGATAGCGTTTTGTCTTTCTCTTGGGTGACTTTGGTGGCTTAGTCTGGGCTGCTGGCTTCACCTCAATCAATATCTTTCTGATCGATCCATCGGGTTGTCGAGCCTCTGCATAAAAATCCGGGAAGTAGCGGTGAGGACGATTATCAATAGGAGAGATATAGGGAACGACAACCTCTTCGGAAGCCCAGCGGACGATATTAGAGTTTTCATCTAGCGACTGCATGACACGACGCTCCCAGCCAGAACGAAACACGATATTGGTGGGATCACCGATATATTTCTTAGGGAACTTGGGTGTAAATTTCCCCTGCTTATATTCATATGCCATTGGTATACCTCTACTAAATACTATGTAGCATCGGAGGAATTGATGGCGGAAACTAACAGTTATTTGAGATTTCCAATTGATCTGGGTTCACAGACTCAGGGTCATTTCATGAAAATCACAATATATCCTAGCCAAGCAATGTTATCATCATCGAGGGGTCAGGATTCAATTAAGATCGCTATGTTTATTCCCGGCGGTGGACAGAATGGCGCTATGCAGTGGCAGATGGTTCACGAATACGATGACGTTAAGCTAGCCCGACTAGGCATGAACATGATCGGCGCTGTAACGTCTGCTCCAGCTATGGCAGCAGGTGCTGCACGTATTGCCGGACAGGGAACAATCAATCCAAAGGTCGACGTTCTATATTCTAACTCCCAGCTAAGACAGTTTCAGTTCGATTTCTTCATGGCTCCTTCATCCGCTGAAGAGCAGAGACAAATGAACGGAATTATTAAAACTCTTAGAAAATACTCAGCTCCAGAGATTGTCGGTGCGCCTTCAAGCATCGGTGACGTTGCTGCTCTAGCCGAACAATATCTACCCGAGGGCTTAGCCGCTCAGCTTAAAACTGGTTTGTGGTTCGTGCCACCAGCAGAGTTTGATATTGAGTTTAAGCATATCTCCAATGACTATGCGCAGACTAACAAATATCTTCCTAAAATTGCTAGATCGGTTCTCATGAGAGTGGACGTAAACTACACTCAGCAGGGTGAGTTCAGCACATTCAAAGACGGTTCTCCAACATCAGCACAGCTAACACTAGTATTTAAAGAAATGCGTGTTATCAGTCAGGCTGACGTGGATGCAGGATACTAACAATGGCAGTCAATCAAGTCACACAAGGTAATGCACCTAAAAATCTGGATATGGGTCGCTTCAAGAGTTTTCTTGATCAAGGCGGATCACTTGCTAAGGCATGTCGCTTTGCTGTAGTTATCAAACCACCATCAGCGATTAGATCAGCACCAAGAGAGTTGTTTCTTTTGTGCGATGCTGCGGAATTGCCAGGTAGAGGTTTCGCTACAGTCGAATCCAGATACTATGGTCCATCTCAGATGTTTCCAACTAATACACAATATCAGCCAGCGTCACTATCAATCATGTGTCGATCTGACTCTGGCGAACGTCGCTTCTTTGATGACTGGCTTGATATTATCAATCCAACGACCAATTACAATTTTGAGTATTTCAATAACTACCAGTGTGATATTGATATCTACCAGTATGCTGAATACGGTGGAGCGGGTGGAACAAGAAACTTAACACCTCAGGTCACATATCACTGGCAGTTGCGAAAAGCATGGCCAATGCTTGTAAATGCTCAAGCTGTTAGCTGGGCTGATCAGGACATTCTAAGATTACAAGTTACCTTTGCCTATAAGAACTGGGAAAGACCAACACTATTTAAATAATAATGGAGATATATTATGCCGTTGCCTAAGATTGATTTGCCGCTTTATGATCTGACGATTCCTTCTACGGGAAAGACAATCAAGGTTCGCCCGTTTGTCGTCAAGGAGGAAAAGTTGCTATTGATGGCTCTCGAAGGTAAGAACCCAACCGAGCTAGTAGCAACAGTCAAGCAGGTTATCAATAACTGTATTCAGGATGATAGTGTAGATATTGAAAAGCTACCATTCTTTGATGTGGACTATATGTTCATTTTTCTTAGAGCAAAGTCTGTCGGTGAGACAGTGACAGTCAACATGACATGTAATAACGTTCTGGATGACAATAGTGTTTGTAATCACAAGTTCCAAACCGAAATGGATATCGGCAAGATTGATATTGTAGATCCTAAGAAGTCTCCTGATATTAAGCTAACTGCCAAGACTGGCGTTAGAATGAGATATCCATCATATGCTGTAATGAGACGACTAGAACAGCTATCGGATCTGGAAAAGAAAACAGAGATTATCTGTGCGTCTATCGACTACGTATATGATGACAAGGGAATGTATAAGCACACAGATTACACTCCAGAAGAATTGAAAGACTTTGTTGAAGGTCTGACCGAGGAGAGTTATCTAAAGCTAGAAGAATGGATAGACAATTTCCCATCTATCGCAGCATTGCTAGAAGCTAAATGCGAAAAGTGTGGATTTGAACATAAGGTGAGGTATACAGATTTCATCGATTTTTTTATCTGATAATGGGTCATGATACGCTATCGAATCACATACTATCCAACTTCAATATGGCGCATCATCATAAGTGGTCACTGACAGAACTAGAAAATATGTTACCTTGGGAAAAGTTTACCTATGTTGATTTGCTCAATGCGTTTATTCAGGAAGAAGAACAGAAAGCAAAAGACAGAGAGAACGAACGTAAGAACATGATGAACCATCTTAACAAAAGAAGAATGTAATGGCTTTCAATACAGGCAAAAGTTCCAAAGAGGCTTTTAGACAGCTCAAGAAACTAACTCCACAACAGAGAGTGGAAGCAGTTTCTAAGATTGGTGCAGCATCATTTCTAACATCGCTGACGCCTGTTGAGTTTGCTGAACTATTTCCGAAATACTACCAGAAAGGCTTGCCCGACGTTGGTGGCTTTAGAGAAGCTATTTCCAAAATGTCTAGGCAGAAGCAGGAAGACATTAACTATGGTCTATCACAAGGCGCAGGCTCGATTGACGAGGCTGAGCGTATGGGATCAGGGCGTCGCAGCGGTAGATCGGGTAATGTCTCTAATCCTGTATTAGCAAAGGATATCTATAACTATCTAAGAACAAAGCATGGCGTCGATCATGTCCATGCTATGGGTATTCTCGCAAACATTCAAGGTGAGTCCCGCTTTAGACCTGGCGCATATAATGACAATGATCGTGGTGGTCCATCTGGCGGTTTGTTTCAGCATCATGATAAAGGTTGGAACGGCGCTGGTCGCTTTTCATCAATGAAGAAATTTGTCGGCTCTGATTGGCAATCCAATTGGAAGGGACAGATCGACTATGCTATGACCGAAGGTGAAATGAAAACTTATCTAAGCCGTAGTTTCACCGACGAAAGAGAAGCTGTTCGTGGCTTCGTATATGATTTCGAAAAGCCGCTTGATAAGGTCGGTGACTCCGCTACACGTATGGGCTTTCTAAAGTCTATCAATTCTGCTATTACTTCACCTGGTGATCCTGGTTCTTCGGGAACTGGTGTGTCTTCAGTATCATCCAAGTCTGGCGGCTTCTTTGGTAATAACGAACAGTGTGTATCTCTTTCTAAGCATTTCTCTGGACTAGGTGCTGCATCAAGCTGGAAAGTTAAAGATGGAAGCATTGCTCCTGGTTCAGTCATTGCCACTATGTCATATAACGATGGCACAGGCGGTAAGATGGCTAAAGACATGCCAGATGGTAGATCGCATTATCACACAGGTATTGCGCTAACAGCACCAAACAAGAATGGCGAGGTTCTTATTCTTGAACAGTTCGCTGGTCAGCCTGCCCGTGTTCGTTCTATCAATATCAATAACTATAATGGTGAAAGATGGGGTGTGGTCGAAGGCGGCGAGCCTTCTGCTGGCACAATGAAAGCTGTTGAACTAGGCAAAGGACTAGCAAACGCTGATCAGTTAGCTTGGATTCAAGGATCATCGTCTCCTGTTGATCATGCTGCAACTAAGGGTCAAACTGCTGTTGTTCAACCATCACAGCAAGCCTCTGTAGCTAGACCAACTCTAACGACTAATGATGTTCAGCCAGCATATCCTGAGGGTCAGCAAAGAGCTGCACCGGGTGGCGAGACAGCTAAAGTTGAAAAGCCTGACAAGTCAAAGAAGACACTTGATACCTTTAAGTTTGATGCTGACAAGTATTACAACGAGGTTAACTCAAAGCATCCTGAGGCAAAGTTCTTTGGCTATGATAGAGAAAGAATTATGAAAGATACCTACAAAGGTTTCGAGGAAGCACAGGCAGCAGGCGCTATCAAGTGGAATAAGAAGACAAACGAAATTCAGGTTCTAGATCCTAATCATGAGAAGATCCAATCGATCTATCAAGATATGGAAAAGAATAACATTGATAGAAACACATTCTTGACAAAGACAGAAGCAGGTGACGCAGGACGTGGACGTAAAAAAAAGAAAGATTTGACTGCTTCGGTTGAAGTTGCTCCACCTGTGTTCATTCCAGAGACAAGATCAGATATCGGTGCTATCACTGGTCAATGGGAAACTGGTAAGTATGGTTCCGAAGCAAAGTTCGGTGTTGAAACAATCTCGACTGGTAAGCGTGATCCTGGCGGCGTATCATATGGTCAGCATCAGCTTTCGAGTAAGAAAGGAACAATGGCTGAGTTTCTAAAGTCTGAAGAAGGTAAACCATTCGCTGGTTCATTTGGTAGAACTAGACCAGGTTCTTCTGCGTTCAATAAGATTTATTCGGACATTGCATCTGCTCAACCAGAAGCATTTGCTAAAGCCCAGCACACATTTCTTGCTAAGACACACTATGAGCCATTCATCAAAACGGCTGCTCAACTCGGTTATGCTACTGAAGATCCACGTGTGCAGGAATCGATTTGGGGTGGAGGCATTCAGTTCAGAAATAATCTAAAGAAGATTTTGACTAGACCCGAAGCTATTGCATCTGTCGGAAAGACTCCAGAAGAACAGGTAACAGCACTCGCAAGAGCAAAGGGTGAATATGTGCATAAACGCTATCCAGACATGTATCATAATCGCTTTGAACCAGAAGCACAGGCTATTCTAGGTCAGACTCCTGGTCGTGGTTATCATCAAGCAAATGTCATGGACATTACAAAATATGCAAACTATATGGCGGAGCAAAAGAGCAAACAAGCAGCATTTATCGCTGAGCAGAATAAGACAAAGATCGCAGCTGCTGCTCAAACAGAAACACCAATGAGAAGCATGGCTTTCCCTCTTATCTCGCCTCCATCAGCATCAGCGAGTGAACAGCATCCTGTTACACCAGGTGTGAATACAAGAGAGGTGTTTGAGCGTATGAGACATTTGCAGGCACCAGCAGCACAACCTGATCCTGCACCTTTGCCTCCACGTAGACCAGAGCAATTTGAGAAACAGAGTAGCATTAGACAAATTCAGGAGCCACCACAGAATCCTGTATCAATCAATCCTCTAATGGAAAGAGGCTCGACTATGCAGCCAACACCTTCGTTAGCAAGAGCTATGGACAAGATTAGAGGTGTTGAAAGTCCTACATATTCAGCATTAAACAAAACATCAATCGGATAAGAAAAAGGGGAGCTGTTAGGCTCCCCAATTTCATTAGTCTTCAATTAGCTTACGAAACTCAGCTAGATCAGGATCTTCGTCCTCGTCATCAACGATTGGCGCAGATGCCTTCTTAGCAATTGGCTTGCTATCGGTGAATGGAACATCATCCTCATCTGCACTAGCACGAACCTTAGCGAGGTTCTTCTCTAGCACTTCCTCAGTATAAGACTTCTTAGGTGCAGCTGACGAAGCAGCCTCACCATTGACCTCAGCAAGGCGAGCCTTTAGCTGATCATAGGTCTTGAAGTTCTTTGGATCGATAATCTCCTTGAGGGAGTATTCGCTCTTCCAGATTGCTTCTAGCTCAGCATCGTCGGCTGACAATGGACCAGAAACAAGGAAGGTGCTTTCGTCATAGTTTGGGAAACCTGACTGACGGGTCATCTTCAGCTTGAAGTTGGCTCCGTTCCATAGATCGAAAGGATTGATAGCCTGCTCTGACTCAAGGTCTGGGTTCATCATCTTTGTAATCTTATCAAAGATTTTCTTACCATACTTGAACAGGAAGACCTTGCCTTCGTTCTGTGGATTCTTAGGATCGCTAATAACCTTGATGTTAGAAACGTAGTGTAGACGACGCTTCTGGTCACGAGCCTGCTTGCGCTGCCATGACTGGTCATCGGATGAAGCGTTCCAAAGAGTAGAATTATACTCTGAAACAGGATCCTTCTGACCAAGGGTTGTTAGTGACTTCTCAATATACCACTTACCAGTGTCCTTGTTCTGGAAACCGTGATCCCAATACTGAACCCATGGAAGAGCATCGTCGCCGTCAACGGCTGGACCAGGAAGGAAACGAATAACTGCTAGAGCATTGCCAGCCTTATCAGGGGTTGGCTTCCAGTAGTTATCTGTGGAATTGTCCTTCTCGTAGGTGGGGGAGTTTAGCTTGTCCACTTCCTTTAGTAGATTGTCAAAGGACTTGGACTGCTTCTTGAGGTTTGAAAAGTTCATCGTATTTTCTCCGTATGTTCGATGTATAACGTCTTATTCACTTTACCATAACAATAAGTGTATTATGACAGGAGCCGAAGCCCCTGTCAAGAATTATTTAGGTGTCTCTAGGAATCTTCTGTGAGATATCAAGTCCCTTAGTGATATGGACTACGGCACCTTTCTTAATCTCATAGTCATTGTGTGCCATCCATAGACGATGGATGTATTCAGCAGCAGCCTCTGGTGGATGTGCCTTGATGATGATTTCCATTGCGTCGATCAAATCTTCTCTGGTCATTTAACCTTTCTCCTTAAAGATATTTATCTCACAGGAAAATCCATTGCGAGAGTATTCTTGTATATT